GCTCTGCGCCCGGATTGAAGCATTTTTTGCCGCGATAGCTGCTTTAATTGCCGCCGCGTCTTGGCGCATCCAGGTCAGTTGCTCGTTACCCAGGGTCTTTTTGTCGCCCTCGAATAAACCGCGCGCCTGGCCGGTGCCTTTGTCCAGGTCGTCGCGGAATTCTTCGATAAACTTTTCTTTATCATTCGACTTTTCAAACGCACCGCGAACGCGAGCAATGTGAAAACCGTTTTTAATTGTCTCGATGCCGCGCGCAAATGCCGGTGTGCCGGTTTGACCGAGTTGCTCAGCACTGTCGGTGTAATATGCGAGCATCGTCGCCAGGTCTTCGTCGGATCCGGTTTGCCGCCCCAGGCTATCGGCCATGAGTTTGGCATCAGCATATAGTGTGACGCCCTGCGCTTGGCGCTCTTTCTCCTGCACACGCAGATCATCAGCGGAATAGTTCAGGAATAGCGATTGACCCGCTGCGCTGAGTTTCGCGTTCAGTTTGGCGGCAGACAGCGGATCGAGATCATCAACAGCGCTGGCGTAACCCTCGCGGATATCGTCGAGCTCGCGCTGCAAATCCTGCGGGTTGCCCTTGTCTTTTTGGTATCGCAGCATTGTCTGCTGCATCGCCACGCGCGCTGTCGTCTCGATCTCGACAGACGCCAAACCCACCGCCGCGTCAAATGCGGCCTGTTGCTCGAAATTGCTTACTGGCCGCTGACCGCCGAATTGCTCAAGAGTGCCTGTCGGATCTGCCGCACCGGATGCTGTGCCGCGAGATTTTGCTCTTTTCTCACCTTCCTTGAACGCGAAATTCATCACGCGGTCGGCGCCTTCCGCCATGCTGGCGTAACCTTTGGCCTGTTCGCGAAGAGCGGCCTGGTCGATGTTGGGCGGCGTGACAATGCTGGCGCTTAGCTGTGCCGACCGTTGATATGTGGGATACCGGGGGGCCATCAGATTGCTACTGTGCTACCGGACGGGGCGTAGAAACTCGGCGGCATCGCGCCGAACGATGTCGGAGTGTTCATGCCGAATGTACCGCCAGCACTTCCCGCACTTCCCGCACTTCCTGCGCCCGCACCGCCAAAGCCCATGCCGTAATTAAAACCCGCCATCGCGACAGATGAAACCGCGCTAAACATTGCCGATTGCTTGGCTTGCTTACCTGCGGCGCGATAAATCCCGGCCTGATACTCGGCGGATTTCTGTATGATGTTCATGTTTTCGCGCGCCATGTTCGTATTGTCTTTATTGATCGAGAAATCCAAGTATCCCTGGTCAAATATATTGATCTGGAGGTTGCCGGTGCTGCCCGAGAATGGGTCAATGGATCCGGCTGCGCCGCGCGCGGAAACGGTCGCAATCGTCTTTCGCATTTTATCCAGGACAGCGACCCCATCCTGTTTATATTTCAGCGCCTCACGCCGAGATTTGATCACGTTGCTGCGCGCTTGAACCATCGTTTGCGCGGCCTGGGCGTCGTACATGGCCTTCTGCGCGGACCCCGATTTCATGGTGCCTATCGCGCTGACAACGGACGCGGCTATCGCAAGTTCTGCCATTTAGACACCCACCGATAATTTATAATCAAGCGCCAACAAATTCAGGTCGAGCGGCACACTTTGGGACACCGTGATCGTTCCCTCATCGGTGAAGCCCAGAAGTGGTCCGACCTTTTTTATGCCTGTAAATTTTTGGACAGAACTATCCAGGACGTCCTCGCCGAATTGCCGGAACGCGACAAGCTGACCGTTGACCGTCATCGCCTGGCTGTCGTGGACCTCGGCGTTGACCTCGAGGATCCTTTTTTTGAATCCTTTGATCGAGCCGGATTGCAGCCTGGGCTCGACCGGCATCGTCACAATCGATATTGCGAACGGTAGACCGATCTCGTAGTTAGACGCGCTGGATCTATCAAATGTCACCACGCCGGTTTGAACGGTCTTATCCGCCTGTACGTTGCCATCAACGATAACATCGAGCAGTTCACCCTCGAGGTGGGCGGCAGCGCCTGTAGCGCTACTGGACGCCGAATAAACAGCGCAATCAGTGTGCAAGGTCGTGTCGAATGTTTCGACGAAATACGCGGACCGTGTGCCATTCACAAAATTGGTTTTACTCATACCAGCAGATCCGGCATCGGTGAGCGTAACCGTTGTCTGGCTGGCCAGGCCGCCGATCACCTGGGTGACAGTTACAACTGCGCCTGACGCTGACGCGGAAAATTTTGCGTTGGCGTTTATCTGTGCCGCCAAATTTGTAGCGGTTTGATTGTTTGAAGTTTGCGCTACCCAGGTTCCGCCACCGGCAGAAGATCCGACTGTAAAATCGTGGGAGCTCAAATCTCCGCCGATCAAGTTCACTTTGTCGCCATTCGCCAGATTTGAGTAATTCGTGATCGTGACGGTCGATGTAGCAAAAGCGCCCACCGTGCGATTGATAATTGTGTACGCCGTATCGATATCTATGCCGACCGCTTTGAAATTGCCGTCGGTTGTGAAAGAGCTCGGCGCGATCACCTGCTGCGCGCGGTTGAGCGAAAACACTGACATGGTTCCATCGTCGCCGTTGACGATAAAAAGTCGGTCGGATTCCTCGGTCGATGTAGCCCGGCGGATCGACATATCTGTCGGCGATTTGAGCAGATGGCCGGATAACAGGCTCAGCGCAGCGGTCGTATACGCGAGCTCCGCATCGGTAAACAAGAGCTCGTTAAGAGATTTGCCTTGGCGCTGTACGAAAATCGTCCCGGAATCCAGACCAGCAACCGGCACACCCGGCTTCGCGCCGTTCCTGGTGGCGACTTTTACGGTAAGATTACCGGGCGTGATCGGCTCGCCTACGGATTGCGGTATATAAAACTCGCCGCCGGTCGTGAAGATCTGCAAATCGCGACCGCTGAAAACATCGACGATTGCGTTTAGGCTGGACGTGGTGATGCTGGCCGAGACAGACTGATCATCCAGACCCTCGCCAAGCTCGAAATCGAAGAAGTTAGAAACGACACTGGCCCAGAACGTCGTTGGCAGTGACCGGCTCCCCGCGAAATATAACCGGCCTTCGTGGAAGGTCAGCGATACCGGAAATCCGCGCGTGGCGCTCCAAGCGTCCTCATACCCTGACTCAATCTCATAGTCGCCGCTATCAATAGCGCTACCATCAAAAAGGCCAATTTCGCAGAACGCCTTGACGTGCGTTGCGTCTGTCACCGACAAGATCCGCATACGGCCATACGTACCGGTCACGTTGATGTACTGATTAGCCTGGCTGGTAATTGTGAAGGTCGTATCGCTGGCCGGTTGAGTTGCCCAAGCCACGGATACGGTGGCGACTTTTGACGACCCGACATAATCCGAAATGATCCGCGTCTGGCCGCTGCCTGTGCCGCCAGTTGTTGTTATCGTAGCGCTGATAAAAATATCGTCTGTCGAGCTGGCGCCACTATCGAGCGTGATCGTTGCGCTGCCACCGGCTTGCGCGGTCGATGAGCGCCCGTCGTGAAAAATCGAGGCGCTGGCGGTAATCGTCACGTTCCCGGTTGTGCCGGATGGGGTAATCGTGCCGCCAGGGTTAGTTAGCGTTGTCGAAAATGGATACTGTGGCGGGTTGGTAAAGGTTAAAACTGAAACAGTCCATGTACTATTCGAGGCGCCGCGAACGATTTTCAGAGGCGTGAGATCTTCATGCGTCAGGATCATGGTGTCGGCAGATTGCGCGTGTCGTATTTTGGAGAGCATTGCCGATGTGATGGCGCTTACCGCCAGAAAATCATTGCCGGTCCCGTTGATGTTTGTAACCAGTGCGCCAGCCCGAAAAATGTAAATGCGCTGATTTACCAGGGCGAACATATAACTGTCGTCAACGCTAAACTCGAATGCGATAAGCCTCACGCCGTTCTGCGGATTGGCCGCAGCGGGCAGCTCGGCAATGTATTTCAAACCCGCGCGACGCTTCACGCCTCCCTGCGGCTGCACGACGACATTGGTCGCAGTTTGGAGCGCATTATAATACTGCGCGAGATCGACGCGGGCGCGCAGCAGCGGATCGATTTCACCTGAAGAAAAATTCGTTTGGATGCGGACAACGCGGGTCACGCTCTAACCTCGAACTGCGATTAGATCAAAATCCTCGATAACCTGATTTGGTTGATTGGCGCCATCAATCTGCATCGCCTGGCGTGTCATGCCACCGCGCATATTTTCGCCAGGAGATCCGACGGCGAGGAGCTGAAAATATTGAGCCTTCGTGATCTGATCCGTCACCGTTTCTGCGAAATGCCAGGCAAGCCAGTATTTCAGTAGCTGCACAAAAAACGTCGGAATTATATCTTCGGACGGATGGTACTGATAATCGATGTAAACTGTCTCGAAACTGGTCAGCAGTTTGCCGCCAAAAATCTCCCAGCCCTCATTGACGGGCCGGGCGCCCGGCGTCGGTGACGTGAACAGAGCTCGCGCACCGCTGCCGATCAGGTCGGCTGGCATTACATATTGATATTTCCATTCGGTCGCCGGGGTATCGACTTCCCTGGCAAGCTGCACTTTTTTATAGCTGAATGACCACGGATAAAGGCCGAGCGCGAAATCAACAATATCCTCATAAAGGCGGTCGCAAATTTGCGCGGCATCGGTGCCTTCAGAAAACGACGAAAGGGGCGTGGCCCCCAACATGATTAGACTGTCTGAACAGATCGATAATTTTGTATCGCCCGACGCCATAGACCCTCCGAGAAGTGAGAGGCGGGGAGCGCAATGCCCCCCGCCCGGTCGTCAGTTAGTCGCTGTCCGTTTCGACAATTGCGGTGCCGTCCGATACGTCAACGACACCAGAGGCGTTGCTAAGCACGTTGACCAGATGGGTCGTCGGCGTGTTGGTGTCGGTCACGATGATGACATCGCGAATAGAAACCTCGTCGCTAACATTATTGAAGTAACCTGCGGAATTGACCGCCGCGATTGCATCAGCCGAGGCATAAAACCACAGCGCGTTGCCGGAGCCCTTTTTCGACTGTCCGCCAACCGGATTCCAGCCTGTTCGGGAAAAAGCCATTTCTATGCCTCTCTACATGTAATTTTGACGATACCCGCGCCCTCGATGGCTACAGCGCCAGCCGAGAACATGGAAGCGACCAGGAACGAAGTTTTTTCCGGGATGTAATCGACGCGGCTCTGCTGATCCATCGACGTACCCATACCGAGCGCCGATTTGTGGAAAGCGAACAGTGTGCGGTCGTTCGATCCGTCTTTGACCAGACCGCCTTCGTCCATGTCGCCAAGCATCACGAAGGTCATGCCCATGTACTGATCTATTTCGCCGCTTACCAAACTTTTTACCGTTGAGAAATCGCTTGAAGTAACTTCCGTATCTCCAAGCAATGCCTCGAGGTTATTGGCGTGCATAACAAATACGCGACCATCAGGATCAACATTAGCTGCATCCATCAGGCGCTTGGTTTCACGGAGTTTTTCGATATTCAGATCCGTGTTTGAACCGCCGAGGCTATTCGCAACGGTGCCGGTGTTGGATGCTGCGGTCAGTGCGTCGAGCGTGACCTGATCCATGCGGCGCCCAATCGATTTACCGACAGCCTGGACGAGTTCCTGGCGTTCGGAAAAATTGACATGGGACTGATTGAAGATGTCCGAATATTCCGCTGCGATAAAATCGGTCATCGTCGCGGTTGCCGAGGAAAAAGCGAGGTTCATCGGAACTACGTCGGTCATTGGTGTCCGCACGGATGCGACGCCCTTGCCGAGCGTCGGGAATTTAACAGTGCTGGCACCCTGGGCGTTCTTCTCGCGGATCAATCCGCCGAGCTTGCGTGACGCCTGGTATGCCTGTTTCACTTCCTGATCGAACAGGGTAGTGAAGGCGTTTGAGATCGTGGCCATAAAGCCCTCCAGGTTAAAAACGAAAAATGTTTTCGCGGTTATCCAGTGGGCTGGGCCGACAATCATAACGACCGGCCTGACGGTTATCGGTCGCGATCAGAATACGACCGGCGCAAACGACGCGACAAACAAAGTTTTACTAAAAACTCTCACCGTGCAGGGCGTAGACCTTCTTCTCAACCCTCGAGGTGTAGCCCATGTCCTGCCCATAACGCGGATCGGCCATCAATTCCTGGATCTCGTCCATCGTTGTGGCGCCGACATCCATTGATGCGCTTGCGGGCGGGATATCGCTCTCGCCATAACTGCGCCGGATCTTGTTCATCGCGTTGATAAACGTCGCATTGTTCGACGCATTGGCGATGGCCTCGAGCTCGTCATTGCTGAGCGTGCCAGCGGTGCCGAACTTGGTTAGCCAGGCATCCATCGAGCCGATGATCTTCTCGGCGTTGCGGCCTAGCTTGCCCATTTCCTCGTCTTTTCGGTAACTGATTTCCTCGTTCAGCGCGCCCTGGGATTCGAGGTAAAATTTCGTTAGTCGCTCGAATTGATCTTGAGAAAAGCCCTCATCTTTCGCGATGTCCAAAAAATCGGCCAGCATAGGATCTTCAGCATCAATATCGCCGAGCTCGTCAGTAGAATATTTGCCGTCCGAAGGAGCCTTGTGCTTTCCCGCCGTCATTTCCGCGCGCAATTCTTTATACGACGTTGCCAGTTTTTCAGCATCGAGCTCGCCCTTTTCTGCATTCCAAAATTGGTCATCGATGAAATCCGGTTTCTCGGCTGGCTCGGCGGCGGGCTCATCATCATCGACATGCGTCGGCGGTGCCTGGCTCTCGTCAGTCTCGGGTTCGATTGATTTGACATTCAGTAAACTTTGATTGTCGTCGGTGGCGGCCTCCTGGTTATCGCCTTCAACGGTCAGTGTTTCGTCAGCCATCAGGTATAATCCTCGCTCTGGT